CACCCTAATCACTGGTGCAACCGACAATAAACTGAACATTGGGGGAGTCGTAGCTGGCGACACGGCCACTGGCAAGTTGTCAATCGGCTCCCCTTCCGGTTTGAGTCCTCTTGCGACCCTCACTGTAGAACCTGTTTCTGCTGATGACATTCCCTTCGTCATAAGAGAAGTAGGGTCTGGTCATCCACAAGCGATGGTCGTACAGTCTGGAGATGGCACAACCTTCTATCATGTTACCAATAGCGGTGACATCATCACGAGCGGCTGTGTCAATCCTAGTGGTGGATTACTACTACCCTCTATCACTCCAGCAAATTGGATGAACAGCACTACCAATCGTCTGTACAATGATGGGGGCACGTTGAAGTTCAATGGCAACACCATCGAGACCGGTTCGGGTTCTAGTTGGAATCTTACAAATGGATTGACTGTTCCAGATGAAATTACAAACGCCCAAGATGTAATGATCAGTGGGGTGAGCGGTATCGTTATCGAATACGAAACCACCACCAATAGGATGATAATTTCTGCAAGTGGCCTATCTGGCGTCTTGCAGCCACAAATCACTGCTTCTAATTACAAATTCCATATTGTTGCTAGTGGAAACCAGACTGGTAACAACGACCCTAAGCAGATGGACACAAACGACTATCTTGTAATGTCGGGAATCAACGGCATTGAGATTGACTACATTGATCAAGATGACGGAACAAATCACTCTGGTATCTTTGAAATCTCATACAATCCATCCTCTGCCTACTCGTGGTTCGCTACCAACGGAGATGTGGCTAATGATGAAATCTTAGACGCAAACGTCATAACCGTAAGCGGTGTCAGTGGTGTTCGAGTAGAATATGACTCCTCTACCAACTTTTTTAGAATTGGAGCGTCTGGACTATCTGGAGTGTTGCAGGGCGGTATTGACGCCAACCTTGTACACCTTTCAAATGAAAATGGCCCCATCTCCGTCAGTGGAACCAGCGGTGTCGCCATCTGGGCTTCTGGTGAGTTTGGCCGTCTTGGCTTGGGGTCTACTCCGGGTACGAGCGGTTTGATTCTACAAGACAGTTCTTACATAATGGACTCATTCGGTTCTGGTAATATCAAAGCTCTTAGCTTCCCAGAGAACGGGGGAAGAATTATAGTCCGTGCTGACGCCGCCCTTACTACGTCGGATCAGGGTGGGGTCGGTTCTATCCTAATTGGCTCTGGCGTCGGAGTTGGTGCCAACCAAGCGTCCGGTGTTGGGGTTATCGCTATTGGGCCGGGTGCATTTGGGGCGAGTGGCAACAACGTTGGTGGTCGAGATGGGATGGTCATTATCGGAAGGGATGCGTTTAGCAAAGAACCCTACGGAGATACGACCAATTCTATTGCTATCGGCTATTTGGCATTGAGTTACGGCTCTGGAATAAATAACGTTGCAATAGGTAATCAGGCTGGTGAGCAATATGCTACAGAGCCTCGCGATTTAACGGGTAGCGTAGACATTGGATATAGGGCTGGCTGGAGACAAGCCTTCGGTTCTGACTCCATCCTCCCTTCCTATGGGGCTTCTGCACCTATCAACATTGGATATCGAGCGGGGCAATATTGTGCCTCTGGCTATGGAAACATCAGCATCGGTAAAGATGCGGGTTCTTCGCAAACCCCTTATCTTTCTGTCGGTAATACTAGATGTGTAAGATTGGGAATAGAGGCTGGATACACTACGAAAGAATGTCGTACAAGCATAAACGTGGGATATCGTGCTGGTCATTTTGCCAGCGGTCTTCATCGTAATATCTTCATGGGTTTTGAAGCGGGAGAACACTGTTCTGGTGTGTCTATCGGTGAGGTCAAGTCGTCTGCTATTGCAATTGGCGATGAGGCAATGGGGTATTCTTCTCCACAAAGCACTGTTGCCATAGGCTTGCGTGCTGGATATTGGGCTTCTGGAATTGGTGGACCTAGAACTTCTACGAGTAGCGTTCTCATTGGTAGTTATGCCGGTTATTCACGTAACAACAACGCTTCCATCATTATCTCTACGGACCAGAGTCTTAGTAGCACCACTCCGGGCAGCGGATACGATTGCGATTGGTCTGCTCAAACGGACACCGACGTTCTTGATATTGGACACTCTATCCAAGGCTTTATGGATTCTAAAAATTTCCATATCGGGGCACAGTTAAATAATACCTACAGAACTTCATCGGAGATTACTTCTGCTGTAATTAATGTCACTCCTGAGTCAACCTCCGACTCTGACCTAATACTGTTCCAACACAGCACTAACGGAACAAGTACTTCTCAAGCCGCTGGCTTGATGAAAGCTCAAACTCAAGATGCTGGAACAATTCAAGCAGTCCTTAATGAACTCGTTGACGTAAACGGTTTCATGCGGCTACCAAGAGGTACTGGAACAACAGGCACTTATCCAAACGTAGTCCTTTGGGCTAATGGAGACAAGGTGATACCGGGACCGGGCGTTGTAGCTATCTATGAATTTGGCCCATCGGATAAGGGGATTGCTGTAGCCCACAATGACGCTGGTACCTATGTGTGGTACAAACTTCCAGTTTCTACCTTAATGTCCTAACGTAATCGTCGTTAATTTATAACGATAGGAGAGAATAAAAATGGCACATCCAACTGCAATAATAGCTGCTAAACCTTCTGTGGGTACTGGGATTCAAAATGGATCACTTGTAGTCATGGTTACGGAAGTGGGGTCTAGTTCCGTTCAGTCGCGGGCACCGGATGTCAATTCATTTGTTGACTCTGGAGTTCTTAATACCAGAACCAGCGGTCGATTTGACGAACATTATGGCGGCGGTGCTTCCTAGGAAGGGGTAAGATATGCCGATCATCATTCCAGAGAGCGTTTTCGACAAGTACTACGACATCATTGACTCAACAATTACCGACATCTTCGGTGTTGATTGTGAGTTGGGGTTCGTCGAGAAGGTCGAGGTAGTGTCGAATGACTTTGACAACATCCCCGACAACAAGTCCATCAACGCCCATAGAAAAAAGACGGGCGACTACAAGAGGGAAGACAAAACGTACCAAGAGGTAGAGACCAAAGAGACGATCAGGGTCAAGGTCTACTGGAGTAACAAGGACTGGGTTAAGGCTGGTAGCCAAAGCCTTGTCGTTCCCGACAACAGCATACAGACCATATTCTTCGCCACCGACATGGACAAGATTATGAGGGCTAAGTATTTGTATGTCCACAACACCATTGCGGACATTAGAGAATACAGGTTCGTCATGTTTGGGGAGCCATTCCCGATGGGTCTTAGGCAGAACAGGTACTTTGGCTGTTTTTGGCAGAGGGCACAATGACACTAAGTATAAAGCTCGTAGATTCGGACTCGGAGATTGAGAAGAAAATCAATCTCGCCATAGCCGACGAGTTGAACACGAGGATTAGAAAGAACACAAACAGAGTCAAGGAGATGATAGAGTTCGGCATTCGGGCTTGGATTAGGGCAACACCGGAAGTCAACAACTTACTGAGCGATGGAGTTATTAACTCGTTGAACTCACAGTTTGGTTTCCCTCCGGGGCAAGCGGCCCCTTCCGTAGACGCAATTGTGGAGTCGATAGTCTCGACCATAGAGGTTAAGATAAGACCAATAGACAAAAAGCTCAAGGGAGGCGTTGACTTTCTAATTCAACCATCGGACTTGAGGAATTTGCTTGGCCTCACAGAGGGCTTCATAATTTCTGCCAGCGGACCCTTACATTGGTTGAGTTGGCTGCTAACAGAAGGTACTTCGACAATCGTTTATGGTTACACCTACACTCCTGACTTCTCTGGAAGATCAGGCGGCGGTACAATGAGTTCGGGTGGCGTTTGGCGTGTTCCTCCTGAGTTCGCTGGAATTCTGGCTGACAACTTCATCACGCGAGCCTTGTTCAATCACGACAGGGAACTCGCCGCGATACTAGAGGAACTCCTTGAATGAGTAGTACAGCCTACAACCCGCTAAAGGGCTTTGATTCCATACACGACTATTCCTTGAGTAACAATATTCAGGATTCATTGGTCGAGTACTACGATTATGCCCTTCTAGAGAAAGACAACTACTTCAATGTAGACAAGGGTGAATTGGCCCCTAATGGTCAAGACATGAGCAAGCTACGTATGTCGTCTAATGATGCTTTCACCTCTGGTCAGGTTTGGGAGGGTTTCAGATCAAACTGGGTGTGGCAGAGCGGTATTTCTGGTGTGAATGTTCCCAATCCAATCGTTGGAACAAACCCAAACTTCCCCGGATTGTCTGGGGTTTACGTCAACGATGACTTTGAGCCAACTTCGGGAGTTGGGCAGTATGCACATAGAATTGACTATTTCTATGGTCGTGTGATTTTCGACTCTCCCATTGCTAGTGGATCGACCGTCCAAGCGGAGTTCAGCTACAAGCATATCAACGTTGTGTACGCAAACAGTGTTCCTTGGCTCAGGGAGTTGCAATCAAGAACAGATAGTCCCACCAGTAGATTTTACGACACAAGCACGGGCAAGTGGGATTTGCCTCCAGAGAGCAGGCTTCAACTACCCGCCATAGCGATTGAGGTGGTTCCGATGAGGAAGTTCAAGGGCTACCAGTTGGGGGGCGGTCAGTGGGTTTACACAGACGTTTTGTTCCACTGTATAGCAGAAGACGAGGGCACACGGAATAAGCTCATCGACATAGTTTCACTTCAAAACGATAAATGTGTATATTCTATTGATGGAGACGTATTGGACAGTTCGGGACTGTTCCCTCTAGACGGGGGCGGCTCTCCGGTGCCCAGTGCCCTTCTCTATCCAGAACTCATACAACATTACAATGCAGGACGGTTTCGGCTAATACACGGTAAGGTCGAGGATATGAGGATGATTTCACCAGAACTTTTTGGCGGGATAGTTCGATTCACTACAGAGGGCATTAAAACCAACATTTAGGTGCTTTTTGTGTATAATTCAATAGCAATCTTTCAATTTCTAAGAGGAGAGATAATAGATGTCAACAAACAATAGAATTTTCTACGCTTGCCAAGGCGTTGCAATTAGTGCGGAGGGCGACACTGCCCTTGCCACGGGAGATATGGTTCATGGTGTCCAGAGTGTCGGTATGAATACGAGTTTCAATCTGGAACAGGCGTTTGAGCTTGGTCAGATTGAGATTTTTGAAAATATCGAAGGAACGCCAGACGTTGAAGTTACCTTGGAAAAGGTACTCGACGGCTATCCACTCATTTATCACATGGCAACCACCGGTATCGTTGGCACGGCTAATAGTGGCTTGGCGGGTCGTGCCGCTGAGAGATGCGACGTTCGTCTTGGTATCTTTGACGAAGCATCCAACAACATCGCCTCAGCAGCCGACAACGGTGGAGACGCTGAGGTCGAAATTTACTGCTCAGGGATGTATGTTTCCAGCGTTTCTTATGCGGTTCCAGTTGAAGGAAATGCGACTGAATCTGTATCGTGTGTTGGTAACAACAAGCAGTGGTTGACCGGTGCCGCGACAGAACTGACAAATGCGGTTGTTGCCAACTTCGATGGTAGTGACGGCCCTAGAGCTTTCGGAGTGGCTAATGCCGCTTCCGGTGGTATTCAGCGTCGTGAAGACGTTCTGCTTGCCGGTTCCATTCTACCAACAAGTATTAATGGGGTTGTGGGCAGTGGATATGGAAATGCCATCAACGGTACCGCTCCTCGTATCCACGTTCAGAACTTCTCCTGCTCTACCGACTTCTCTCGCGAAGACGTTCTGGAGCTTGGACGTAAGACTCCTTACTACCGCCCTGCGAACTTCCCTATTGAAGTTTCGACGGAAATTGAAGCGATCACGATTTCTGGCGACTTCGTGTCTGCTTACGAGTTTGGTGATCCCGCTCTGTACGGGACTATCGACTCTGGTAACAACACTTCTCAGGAAGTTATCTTCCTGCTAATGCGTTGTGGTTACGCCTTCGACATGGGTGGCAAGAACCGTCTTGCGAGCATGACATACGGCGGTGGTGACGCTGGTGGTGGTAACGTAAGCGTTACCTACAGCTATACAAACTTCAATGAGTTGGATGTGCAAGACTGGCAGAACGGCTACATCGGCTACGCTGCCATCAAGGCCGGAACAATCGCCGGTTTCGCTCAAGATTACGGTGCGGGACTTTTCCCCAGCGGTCTAATACTATAAGTCGGCAATCAGTAAGTTTTAGTTACTGATGGATTAACGTCACGCTTTGCGATAGCGATTTCGGACAGCGAGTGAAACCGTGGCGTTTAGGAAAGGGTACATCGTGAAACAATATTACTCCCGCACTTGTAAGGTTTAGAAATGAACACTTATGACCGGGAGTATTTTGTATCTAGGCTGAGATCAGGAGTTTACCTGATAAGCCTGAACGGGGTGAAGATAAGGGTTCTCTCCCCTTCCATTGAAGATGAGTACTACTCAAACGAAGTCTTCAAGGATGCGTATGACGCGGCGTTTGCAGAAAACATCTTCACAGAAGACGAGATGTGGGAATGGATGAGAAGCCGCGATCTGTGGTCTGATGAGAAAGACGACAAGATAGAGGGCATCCAAAAAGATATCGACAAGTTGAAGGTCGGCATGTTTGAGCAGCGAATGAACACGGCGATGGTGGATCAGGCTAGGAGATACATCAGAACAGGAGAAAAGTCAAAGGAAGCACTGGTCATAGAGAAACACGACCTATTCAGCAAGACTTGCGAAGGGTTAGCCTCTCAAGAAAAATCAGCCGCCCTTTTTGAGAAGTGTTGCTATGTGGGAAAAGAGCCTCTTGACTGCGAAAGCGTTGACATGCCGTCCTTGTACTACGAATTCAGCAGGATGTTATTGAACGAGAAACAACTGAGGGAGCTAGCCAGAAACGATCCGTGGAGATTAAGCTGGTTGATGAAAGACCATAAGCCTCTATTTTCCAACCCAGATGACAGAGAGTTGTCTCCTGACCAAAAGGGCATCCTGATATGGTCTAACATGTACGACAACATTCAGGAGTCAACAGAGTGCCCTTCGGAAGACGTTATCAATGATAATGATATGTTGGACGGCTGGTTCATCATTCAGAGACAAAATCAAGAGGCCGAAAAAAACAAAACAGAGATGGAAAAACGGACGAATAGCAAAATAGCGAATTCGGACGAAATCCTTGTGATGGCGAACACTGACAAAGAGGCGTCAACTATCCACGGAATGAATAGCATTCATTCGGATACGATAAGGAAACAGAGGCTAGCTACGGCTAGAGCGAAAGGCGTTGCGGTTGATTTGGACTTCCGAGACAAACAGATAGAAGTCTCCAACCAGCATCACGAAAACATCAAGGAACAAAGAGGGAGAAAGTAGTGGACAATCACGACGATCTGATCAGACGGCAGTCGGAATACAAGCAAAAGCGAGAAGACAGATACAGACAAGACTCTCGCGAACGTTTGGCGAAAATTTTGAAGAAGAAAGTTCAAACCACAATGATTGGGGCACTTAGCTCCCTTGAGGAAAACTTTTCTTTTCTATGGGACTCTGGAGACGGCCCCATGTCGCCTGAACAAAAAATGATGTACGACGCCTTTCAAAAGGTAAGGTCGGAAATCTTGGACAAGGGAAACACTCAATCTAGGAATATTGATGCTGAGTTGGCTCAATACGAGGTTAAGTGGT